TGAGTGGCTGTTGATACGCGACAGGTTGAACATTGTTGAAAAACGCGAAGTCAGTGATCGTGGCTCATTTGTGTCTTTTTCCATAGTTCGTGGAGTTTGCTATAAGAATCCAGTTATCCTATATCGTCGATTGATTGGTCACTTGACAAGAGGCAAAGGAAATGAAATAGCTTTGGGGTATTTTGAGATGTTTCAGCGCAATTACAATTTGGGTGAACATTTGTTGTCATACATGACTCCCTTGGAGATTGAGCATCAGAGTGCCGTCAATCGCATCATGTTTAACTTACGTCAATATGGTGTTACCACTCATCTGCCGTGGCATCACATGAAGGTTGGTGTGGATGAGTTGGCCGCGCAAACAATGGATGTTTTTGCTTCTGTGAATTTGGTTGATGCCGCTTCCGTTTTGGGCTTGGATGACTTTAAACAAGCTCAGGGCGATACATTCAATGGCTTCAGCACAAACGACAGTGATCGAGACTTCTTCAGCTCCGAGGGAGCAGAATATTAGCACTGTTCATGCCTACACACATTTGCACTCTTTTACATTCTCCACTACGACCGATTTTGTCCGGAGTTTCGAGTTGAGTACTTTGTTGCAAGACCATATTGTTGGTTGGGGGAGAGTTGATCTTGTCAAGATGGTTGTTAAGTTTCGTACAACTGCTGTCGATCAAACTGTTGAGTTTGGTGTTTGTGATTCTGGTTCAAGTTTGGATGCTCATGCTGCTGCTATGAAGCCTAATGGCTACTCTCACATGAGCAATGCGAGGAATTATGGGGAGCAAGCAGAAATTGATCTGGTGCCTGAGGACACATTGAGTACACAGATCCGACCTATTTCAGCTATGTTGCCTTCTATGAAAGTTTTATTTTCTGTTTCAAAAGGTGTCAAAATAAATTTGCAAGTTTATTATTCTGTCCGGGGGGTGTGTCATTTGTATAGCACTTTAAAATGATTGTCCCTTCTCCATCTCCGGTAGCTGCTGAAAGCGCTGTAAGAGTGGAAGAAGGGGCTTCAATGCCGTTGTTGGAGCCAGTTTTAACTGGGTCTACTGCTGCAAGTGAACAATTGACTGAAGTTCCTAAGCCGAAAGATTTTCTTTATTTGAAAAGTCGTAAAACCCATAAAACAAGAGCGATTCTTTGGACTCATAATAGGGAAGAGAAGTTGGATATTTTGTGTGAAGAGAAAGTTAGGGTTTATGATGATGATGGTTTTCCAAGAGTCTACCGCCGTGCTTACGGTTGGTGTGAGTTCTCGAAAGCTGAGTTATCAGATGAGTTGTTTGATTTTGATGTTTCTTACAAGTTTGTTACACGCGAGCCTGATGGCGAGCAATGGATGGACTTTGTGAGAGCAGTTTGATTTTGTTCTTTTTCCGAGATTTTATTAAAAT